TGCATTGCACGTAACAATACATTTAAACCTCTCCATGGGGTGCAGTGATGTATTAATTTTATTGGAGTTCCTCTTTTATAAATTTTTCTTATAGGAAAGGTATCAATACCATTTTTAATAACTACACATTTTTCAGTAGGAATATCAAAAGCATATCTAAACTTTTCGTAATTCCAATGACTATTAAATACGTACCAATCATATTCGTCATGTCTTTTTTTATTAGTAAAAAATTCTTGTAAGTTAGGTTGATCCCAAGAGTTCTTCTGCCAAAGAATATTTAATTTGTTTGGATCTATTGGAACTTTACCAGGAATAGATGTACATATCTGTACTTGATCTAACAACTCTTTTGAAACATGTTTTTCAAGCATTTCATGTTGTATCTCAGTGGCCCCACGAGGTTGCATTAATTTTTTTTATTCATAAATAAATTTATAGTTAATCTTCCGTTTTCTATTGAATCACCATGGTGCCCATAACCTTTGTGATTATATTGTCCATCGTACATAATAAATCTGTTTTTAACAAATTTTATATCATTAATCAAGTTTTCATCCTCATCGTATAAATAAGTACCAGAATTTAAATTAGTTTCAGATAAATATATTAAAGCAGCAAAATGATCAGGATCCTTGTGTATCCAATCATTTAAATCATCTTCTTTTAATCTCAAATGCATAAACGATACAACTTCCCAATACCCTTTATCTAATAATTTTTTTTGTTGTAATAAAGATATGATGTATTCATGAAAAATAGGATTGGTTGTTCCTAAAGATATACTTCTCAAACCCGGCCAATTAGCTTTACTATTTTGTAATTTTTCTTGTTCTTTTGGATAATAAAGTTTTATTTTTTTTATTTCTGGTAAAATAAAATTTAAATTGGGAAAAAAATTTTCTTCTTGTATTAGTTTCATTCTATATTTATTGTTAAAGATAATTTATTTTCATTTTTACTTAACACTTGGTGTGACGTATTTTTAGGAATAATACAAGTATTTTCAGGTGTAAGAGTGAAATATTTATCATCTAGTCTCCATTCAGAAGATCCATAAATTTGTTTGATTATAACATCATATTTGTGTTCGTGATACGGAAAACTTGGAAGCTTACCAGGCTTAGAAAAATACATATTACAATTTAATCTTAACCCAGTTTCATCAGTAAGTTTTTTATTTAAATTTCTAAGCTCATCGTTTAAGTCAAATGTATTAGATATTATTGTCGTAAAACCTAAATCATAAAAATGTTTCCAATTGTCATAGTTTAAGTAACTATCAAGTTGAAAAAAAACACTAGATACTGAAGAACCATCTTCAGCTATTATTTCAACAGAAGGTTGACCTCCTAAATATCTAAAAGGCCATCTGTGTTTTATTTTTAAAAAATTTAAAACATCTTCTTCTTTTAAGTTAATCTTATGATTTTTTACTATGTTTTTTAATTTAATTAAATCTATCATCTACTTACCAATTATATTTAGTTGGCACTAAGAAGTTGTATTATTTTTTAGTAAGCGCACCCATAGAAACTCTAGTAACCTTAATTTCTAGATCTTGCCTAAAATCATCAGCAGTAGTATCACTATTGGGATCAGCAACATCAGCATCAAAATCAATTTTACTAGCATATACTTTACCTGTTCTTTTATTTTTAATAATTTCTTTTGCAGTTGCTGGTATTTTAGGTAAATCACTCATTGTGTACGTCCCTGTCTATTATATTTTTTGTTGTGCTGCAACTTCTTTTTTTTATTTAGATTTTTTGTATGTCTTCTAGGTCTTTTCTTAGGTTTATCCCTAGGTACAAAATGTGTAAATTTTTGTTTAGCCATTTTCCTGTGATCGGTCTATAAGAGCGTAAGATATTAAACCTTGTATCTCATCTGCAGTACCAGCTGTCATCTTTATTACATCACCTGCTTCAAGCACTAATGTATGGTTTATTATATCCTTAGTAGCAGCTCCAGTTATGGCTTCATTAAAAATCCTAAAAGTTGCACTAGCTGAAGTATCAGTTACTTGTACATTTAAATTAACTGCACTTCCAGAACCATTATTAATTTGTATTTGTTTTATTAAAACTGTTGCATCTGCAGGAGCAGCAAAAACACTTTCGGTGTTAGTTGTAGTCAAATTTATTCCTTCGTTCTTGTATCTAATTGTCATGATATAAACCAGGTAAATGTATCTTGTTCATTTTTTAATTCTTGTTGATAAGAAGTGTTTAACTTATCTTGCATCGTTCGTAAAGACTGATTTATCTGTCTTTGATTTTCCGTAGTATATTCAGGACTAGGTTCAGGAATTACTATATCTACTCTAGCCATTTAATATCCTGAGTGTAATCCACCTATTCCAGATGTTTGTCTAGCTTGCCTAGGTGCAGGTGCTGAAGGTGCAGGTTCAGAAGTAGGGCCTCCTCCTCTGTAAATATCTTGAGCACTTGGTTGCATATTTAAAGTTTTAATAGGAACTGTTTGTATATCGCCTTGAGTATCATTGTTCGTACTTTTTCTAATAGCATTTTTTTGTGCTCTCTTATTAGTTAAGTAATCTGATATACTTAATGATCTACCTGAAAGAGCAGAAGCTACTGCTAAAGGTGCAAACGTATTTGTACTTAAACCTAACAGATCTATTATACCTTTTGATTTAGCATAATCTAAACCTATTTTTTTCATCATATAATTTTTAACTTGGTTTTCAGCTACATTTTTTGCTATTTGTTTATAGTCTGGTTTTTTTGTATTATCTACTAATCCCATAGGAGCTAAGTCTTGGTTTGCAAAACTAGGTTGATAGTTTTCAAATCCTGGTTGTGATTGTACTGCTGCAATACCTAAAGGGTCTTGAGCTTGTGCTACATTGTTAGCGTAATCTTGTAAAAATATTTCGTCCATTATCCCCTCATTCCATCTGGTTGTACATCTGCTCTAAAAGTTCCAAATCTCCAATTTTCATCAGTAGTCGTGTTCGCAATTTTTAAACTAGCAAACCTAGCTCTTGCTCTTGTATCAACTTTTTGTGTTGATGATGTAACTGTGAATGGTCCTAACGGAGATGATACTTCAGTATCGCTTGGAAAGTCTCTTAATAAAATAGTTATTGTAGCATTACCTTGAAGTGTTTTAAAATCAGGAACAAATCTTCTCATACTCATAAATACTTGAGCATTACCCTCTATATTAAGACTAAAATCTCCTGATTCTATAAAAGCAGGTATGGCAGTTTTATTACCAGCAGAATCTACTTCGTTAACACCTACCTCATGTTCAAAATATTTTGTTGATCCATTAATATTTGTAACACCTTGAACTGTAGGAAAAGTGGGTAATCCTGTAGAATTATATTCTGTAGCGTATGGGTTGTCATATAAATTTGCATCTACCCAAGTAGTTCTTGATAGAGAACCAGTAACCCAAGTTCCATCTTGATAATTATAACAAACATATCTATCGTTAAAATCAGAAGAAGCTTTAGGATAATACCAACATATTTCTTCATACAAATGATTTAATCCAACATACACTGATTCACCAGCGGAATAATTAACTCCTAAATTGTTTCCATTTTTAGTAGTAAATACAAAATCCTCTACAGCACAAGGTAATGATTTAACAGTACCATCATAAACAAAAAAGCCACCTGACTCTCCCATCCAATAAACTATACCGTTAACATATTTCATTGCATGTTGCCCAATACATCCACAATTTGAACCAACTTGTCTTATAGAAAAAGTAAATGGTGGTCCAACAAATTGCATAACATAAGCAGCATTGTCTGTTAAAATAAAAGTATAATCTTTTCCCTTAATTGCACCTACTATTTTAGTTCCTGAATCAAGTCTAAAAGTCCCTGCTGTGTTTACTGAAGTAGGTGTGTAGTCACTAATATTTTCTTGATCAGAAAACCTAATAAACATTTTATCCTGTGTCCCTGGTGTACCAATAGTTGTTTCTGTTCCTAGCATTATTAAGTGTCTGTCTCTATCAGAAACTAATGACATAACAGATGTAGTAGGAGCATTTGCTATTAATACTGCTCTCGTATTCAATGCATTTGAATCTGAATTAATAGGATTCCATGAAAAAGATGCACCATTTTTTATAGTTGCAATTAACTGTTCTCCAAAATTATCTAACGACCAAGATGCAGGATCTGTTGTTAATGTTTGAGATAACGATTCTATACCCCAACCTGTAAAAACTTCAACTCCTGCCCCGCTTGAATGAGCAGATCTCGTTCCTGCAGTTGCTCTAGTAATTCCTGTAAGATCATTTGTTGATATACCAGTATAAGAAATAAATTCTGCTCCAACTTTAATTGTTCCTGTTGCTGGAAATCCTGATGTGGATGTTAAAGTTATAGATGTTCCTGATCCACCAGTACCAGCAGTGTCATCACTTAACGATCCGTTAAGCGTGCTAAAAACTTGTTGTCCACCACCCCATAACCCTGTACCCCATCCAAATCCAAATGTCGAACCTAAAGCTCCTGGTTTTATGTATGGAGTGACTGTTGCAGATCCTGATCCGTTGACCGTTGTCCCTGCTGCACTAGCCATTGTAATTGTAAATTCATCACTGTTTGGGACAGTAATTACTTGAAAAGTATTAGTTGTAAAATTTGCTGCAGTATATCCAGCTCCTGATGGAGGTGTTACGGATGTAAACAAAAACAAGTCTCCAGGTTCTAATCCGTGAGCAGGTTTATTTACAGTAACTGTAGCTGATGTATTAACAGTGTCAAAAGTACAACCTGTAAGAGCTGT